TAAATCTTTTTCAACTTTTGAGATATACCATTCATTTTCATTAAAACCGTCTTCTTCCCAAATATAATATTTACTATCACCATCAACAATAATGTCAGTAATGATAACATCAAAACTAACTATACTGTTTAATCCACCACTACCAAGTACTTCACGGAGTTTTAAATAATACTTAATTTTCCATTCTTCAATATATACCTCATCATCTTCGTCCCAAGAACTAATCTCATCTTCAAAAGTTGTTACATATTCATGTCCTTCGTATAATTTTTTTAAGGTGTTTGCTAATTTTGTATTAGTAGTCATCATTTTTTAGGTAATATAAAATTTAAAAAGGCTCTTATTGTTTTTACAATTTTTTGTCTATTTGTATCTAATTCGTTTTTAAAATCATACACTTCATCACCTATTACATCATTTTCATAAAGCATATTTATCATATTTCTTTCCATATCCTTTCTACTACTGAACGTGTTAAATCCATAACCGGGTAAATCGCTGAAGGATATTTCAATAACAGTAAATGCGTACTCGTCTCCGTAACCTATTTGTCTTTCTTTTTTTTCAACACGTCTTAATAAAAAAGTCATAAGTTTTCTATCTATTTCTGAATGTTGATTAGAAATGTTATTTGTTTCGTCTTCTGTAATTAAAATTTTACGTACCATAAAAATAAATATCTATTCATTCAATAATGGAAACTCATCTATCACATCTTTAAACTCTAAATTTACTGGAATATTTTCAACAAGTAATAAATTAAAAAATTCTTTTGTTTTTTTTTCAGTTATTATTTCAAAAAACAACTTACTTAACTCAGATTGGAATTCTTTGTGATGGTATTGTATACCTGTAACTTCTTCTATTTTACCCCAACATAAGGTAATTTTAATTCTACCTACTCTACCAATATCTATGTAGTTTCTGTTACTATAAGTTTCAAACTCATCGTGCAATATAATTTGTTTTTGTTTTGGATCGTATGATATCTCATAATACTCCTTTACATAATTTTTTATAGTATTCCTAACTGACATAACAACTTATAAATTTAATTAATATTTATATATAAATAAACAAATAAATATTTTAAATTATGTCTTACACAAAAGAACAAGTGGAAGCGGCTGTAAAAGCAAAAGGGTATGTTTGGTTTGAGGACGCAAACAATAAAGGTTATGATGTTAATATCATAGGTATTAGAAATTCAAGTACAGGACAAAAAGTCACTAACGTGTTTGATGATTTCATAACACTATCTTACAAAGTAGATGGTCAATGGAAATATCATATTTGGCCAGCAACTACTGATCCAGGTAAAAAAGGTGTTATGGAATACCATAATGCCGCAGGTGTTGCTCGTTTGGTTGAGGGTCAATATCGTGGTTCACATACAATCAGATTACATCAGGGTAAATATGAGGCGTTAGGTCAAGTAAAAAACGTTAAAGTTTATCGTGACGCTAACCGTGATTTGGTTTATGATGAATCAAAAATCACTGAGGGTGTTTTTGGAATTAATATCCATAAAGCAGGTGCTGATTCAACATATGTAGAAAATTGGAGCGAAGGTTGTACTGTATTTAAAAAGTCTGCTGATTTTGAAGAGTTTATGAAAATCTGTAGAAAGGCTAAAGATTTACACGGTAACTCATTTACATATACTTTAATTAAGTCGTCAGACATTAAATAATGATAATAGGGATTTATAAAATTATTAACACATATAATGGTAATTATTATGTTGGTTCATCTAAAAATATAGATAGAAGATGGAATGAGCATTTAAAAAAATTAAAATCTGATAATCACCAAAATGTTATATTACAAAGGGCATGGAATAAATATGGTGAAAATAATTTTAAGTTTGAAGTTATTGAGACTTGTGATTTGAACGTATTATTAGAAAGGGAAAATTTTTATTTATCAAAAAATTCTGAGTATAATATTGTAAAAGTGGCTAAAGGTGGTGATACTATTTCAAACAACCCTAAAAGAGATTTAATAATAGAAAAAATTTCTAAAAGTAGTTCGGGTAAAAATAATCCAAACTATGGTGGTAAATTTAAAAATGATGATTGGTTAAATAAACAAAAGATATCTAACAGTAAGGTTCATTTAAAAATAACCGACACTTTAACTAATCAGGTGTTTTTATTTTTAAATTCTAAAGACGCGGCTAAACATTTTAAATGTTCTCCAAGCGCCATTAGAGAAAATAAAAAAAATAAATGGTTATTAAAACGTAGATACAGGATTGAAAATGATTTAAAAAAGGAGGGGTAACCCTCCCTTTTTTAATTTTCAAATTTTAACATTGTTTTTATTTCGTCTGAATGATTTTGAATTTCAACAATTGGTGACCACTCCCCTTTATATGTGATACCTCTCACTGGTTTATTATCAATCCAAACGTATTCTTCATCTTCGGAACATCTTGGTTTATCGGTAATCAAGTCATGAAACTTGAATCCGTGTTTCCATAACCAAGCAAGTGTGGTACCCTTATCTTTATGTTCTCTTGCGGTAAAAAAAACTATTTTATTTCCTTCATCATAAAGGGTATTGATTTGTTCTTTAGATCCTTCGTAAGGTGTGGCGTCTTTATATAAATGACTATCTTCATTTTTTATATCATCACATACCGTTCCGTCAATATCAATTAAATAAACTCTTTTTTTCATATACCTAATTTATTTTTATAGTTCATATCTAAAATATATGTCTTTAAATTTTTAACTAAAGATTCGGCATCAATTTTTTCGTACATACCAGGATATCTGTCCGCCAATTGATTATTATCTTCCATATCACGACAACTAGTTAATATATCCTGTAACATAGATTTTAACATATGTTCTTTATCATAGTTATCTTCAACTTTTCTTTCCAATATTTGTCCTTCAAGTTCTTGAGTATAATCAATTAATTCTTCGACAGGACTTAAATCCATTAGATGTTCATTATTTTTGAATATTTGTCTTATATTTTTCACCCTAAGTAGTTTAAAATCTTTTCTTTTACTCCTGATTGTTTAATTCCTTCATTTGATTTAGGTGTCAATACAAAATTATCTATCGCCCATTCGTCTTTCCATGCTTCACCATTTTTTCCCATATTCAAATCATCAACTGAAACCCAATGAGTAATTTCAGGATGATCGTGTAGGTATTGTTTAATCTCAATAACACGAATCATTTCCAATTCCCATCGTGGTGACCACATCCAAATAGTGTTATTATGCCAAGAACAATTTTGTATGTTAGGTGTCAATGCAATTGGTTTTTTAATTATTCCGTGCAATTCATAGTATTCACCAAGTTCCTCTAATGTTGCGTGTAGTTTCCAATCTGAAGATACTACAATCTCAGCACCTGTTTCTTCAAGAATTTCATTAAGTACTTTAACCGACTTCGTGTCAAAATCATCAAAACGAAAAGATACAGAAGCATCTTTTTTTTCTTTACTACTGTCAGGGTTTTCACTACGGTACTTAGCCCATTTCTTTGTTCGTCCTCCCCAATTGTTGGAAAGACAAATAACTCCATCGTGATCTAAAAATATAACTTTCATAGTACAAATATAATAAAACTATTTTAAATAAACAACCCCCTATTCAATTAAGAACGGGGGGTTTATAATTTGATTCAAAGATTAAAAACCGCAAAAATAAAGAAGTTTAAATATTAAGGGTAATGAATTTTCAAGAGTTGATTATTGAGTTTGGGACTATACATTATCAGAATCATTCACCTAACCATTCGGTTTTTCAGAGTAGATACAGTTTAACTTTAATCTTATCCTCAAATTATATTTCTGTATTTGAATTGAATACATCCATTTCTTCTTGAAGTTCCTCAATTCTATCTTCCATTCCTTTGATGATTTCATTTCTTTCAACCAAAGAGACTTCCGACGTTAATGTTAATTCACTATCCATTCGGTAACGATCTCTATTTGACTTACCTTCAGTACAATCCAACTTTTGAAGTGCTTTAATGTTTGATTTTAATTCAGACATTTCAAAAATCTTTTCAAACATCGGAGCGTTTGCTCTATGAATTTTTGATTTTAATTCAATCAACTCATATGTTGATTTTGTTATATTACCCATCAATAATACAGGTGAATATGGTCTTGAATTTCCGACTTCAACCGTATTATACTCTTGGAGTAATTTTGTCTTATCACCAATTGATTTAATCAATTTGTTTTTTAATTTGAGTGCTTGTTTTATATTCATAATGTTAAGTATATGTATTATTTTTTGATGTATCAACTATTAATTTTAATATTTTACAACTTTAACACACCAAGGATTAAAAAACCCATCGGTGTCACATTTTTTAATTTCGTGATGAAAAGCGTCGTAGTATAAATCACCATTTTTTATTTTAGAAAATAATGACGGAGCATACATTTCACCATCAACTTCAACAACATCATTCAAAACCGAATGGTTTTCACATAAAGTATAATACCAACCCTTTTTATTAACGGTTTCTCCTGGTTCACCACAGATTTCACAAGTAGTTCTACTTTCTTTATCTACTTCTATTATAAAGTGTATAGAACCTTCAGGTAACTCATTAGTGTAAAAACAAAGTCCACCAAATTTTTCTTTAACTTGGGTTATTTGCTTGTTCCAACCAAGACTAATCAATGTTTATATTAATCTTTGAATTATTCCTAACCAACCGTTACCAACAGAAAAATAACCTCTACTTAAAATTGGTTTCTCACCAATTCTGTAACCGTTTTCTAACCCATTTATAGATGCTAAAAAATCTTCAAATTCAGCATCAGTTTTATAATTTTGATTCATTTTGTTTTTTTTTCTCCATTTTAATCATAGTTAAAGCGTTAAACAATGTGTAATAAGAATCCCAAAAACCACCTCTGTCGTCAAGGAATATATTGGCATATATCTTACCATTTATACCATATGGTTTATCCCACTCCGGATGCATTTTATTAACTCCGTGTACAACAATACCAAGTTCTTCCACTTGTTGTTTTGCCTTTTCTAATTGGTATTCACTTCTTGCGGTATTAATTAAAAATATAATACCTTCTTTTTGACACTCTAAAATCAAATCAACCATTTTTTTACAGTTGTCTTTAATTTCTTCATTATAAGGTATAATGGTATCATCAAGATCACAACCAATTATAATCTTCCCATTTTTTAACCATTCGGTTACCAATCTATTTGTGTAAAAGTTTGCGTGGTGTCTCATTTAATCAATTTTAATGACATCCATAATTCTTAATTGTGCAAGTAACGCACAACCCCAACCCATAGCGGCGACATAATTACCTGACGCAATAGTCATCCCTACGTTAAGTACATAAAGTACCGTTAAAAATATTTCCCATTTTTTATTCATAACAATTTTCTTCTTTTATTATTTTTATTTCACCCATTGTTCTTGAGTAATACTCTTCTAAATCGTAACCACTTTTACCACATTCGCAAACTTGCATATCCCATCTTTTATTAGATTGTGATTCGTGTTGTTTGTTACAACTTAAACATTCCCAAGTAACTTTTTTATACGTTTTCATAATTTTATTTTCCAAATCCGACTCTACCTGTTCCCTTAATTATTGGTGCCTTTTTCAATCCTTCAAGATTATCCATAGTCTCTTCAAAACTTCTACCCATTACAATAACCGAAATCACAACTTCTTTTAAGTGTGACAAAGACATTCCTTCAGTTTTTTTAATCCACTCTTCAATGTCAATGTTTTTTAAATCATCGTCATTTAATTTATGTTGGATGTACGCTCTTCTGATATCTTCGTTTGGTAGTTCTACTTTATATCTTCTATCAAAACGAGATGGTCGGTTAGTAATGCGTTCCTGTAGTTTTTCAGGATAGTTAGTTGTTGCAATATAAACAACTCCTTCAATTTGTTTAACACCATCAAGGATATTTAATAACCTTGCCGTTTGGTATCTGTTTTCTCCAGCCAAAGAATCTATATCCTCTAATAAAACTACTAATGGTCGGTTTGGTTCAACTTTTCTAAATGTCGCAATAAATGATGTGAATCTGTCAACATCTTCTTCATCTTTAACGTTTAAAACAATACCATCTTTTTCAATTAACTGTTGAGATATCAATTGGATAATTCCTGATTTACCACACCCTGGTTCTCCATACATTAGAATACCTCTTTTGTGGATGTAGTTGTATTTTTTATAATTGTCCGCTCTATTCCAAAAATTATCAATATCCTTTAAGATGTCAGTGATTTCGTATGATGGTAAATGATATAACTCATCGGTTTTGAATGGTTGTTTTTTTAATGTATGGATTTGCATGCTTGAATTCCATCCAATTTCATAAACACCAGCCGGAACTTTAGGTACCGTTACATAAGCAGGAGCATATTCATCATTTTTTAAATTACTCCAACAAGAAGGAACGTCAGTATCAATCTGCTCCTCTTTATCACTATACGAGGGTTCTATATCTTTATAACTGTCGTTAGGTGTCTCAAGGTTACCGAGTATTTTTTTTATTATTTTGTTTTCCATTTTATATTATTTTTCTTTATTTAACAAAATCCAATCATCTTTTTTTACGGCAACTCTTATACCATCTATTGTAAAAAAAACCT